CCAGCAGCTACAGCCAGCGCCTTAATTTTTTCAAGTGCATCTTCAGCTGCGAATACATCAATTCGTGGCATGTAATACCCTCTTAACTGGAAAGCGAGAACCCAGTGACAGAACATATTGACCTGACAACTGGCGGCGAGCTTCTTTCTCATTGCAAGCCACAACTCGACGCATTACAGGCTTTGCTTTAAGGTCAGAACGCAAGACAGATGCAAAAACAAATGTGGTTATGCTAATATTTGAAACAACCTTATCCTCAACACCGTCGCAGGTATTAATGTTTAAGGTTAGGCCTTGGTTTCGCTGGCGCGGTTCCAAGGCTGCTTCTTTTCCATTAATCATTTTGCATAATCCATTGTAGTGTTAATTCTTTCTATTCCATCGTTGATTAAATGAATAGCTGAGTAAATTAAATGCTGTTCATCATCGCCAAATCTTTCAGAATCCATTTGGTCTAAAAACAAGTTTAAAATTGATGATGCACATTTAATTGTGTATAAGGAACTTTCAATTTCACATTCTTCTTTGATATTTATTCTTTTAATCATTTTTATCACACTCTTCTCGTGTAAATTTTTCATATGGTAGTTTGCTAATAAGTTCTTCGATGTTAATCATAAAACCTCCATTACACTGCTTAGTTTTTTATTGCGCGGAAAAAATTTTTTTTGCCATGCAGGTGACCTCGTAATTAATATCCCACGCGATACTTAAACAGCCTTCTACTTCTTCAATCTCAACATTTCCATCTTTAAGCGATTGAATAATTAAAACTAAGAGCGAGTCCAGCTTGTTAGCTTTATCAATTAATTTATCTGCGATAGATTTATTTTTTAATGTGTTATTCATCTGTAATAACTCCGGGAGTGTCGTTTTATAGGAGTGGGTTGATGAATTAATGGTAACTAAAGTATCAGATTTCATCAAGTGTGTTTGATACTTTTTTTTCAGGTGGGAGCAAAAAAATGCCGGATACCCGGCATTTCATTGAATTATATGTTTAAAAAATATCCCATCGTGCATCAACGACAACCCCGACAATCTCGCATTCGTCAGTTACTTCTATCATCGGGTATTGTGGGTTTAGAGGTTTAAGAAATGCTCTTCCCATATCAGTAATGTACTTTTTGAAAGTTGTTTCATCGGTGTTTTTTTGTTTTGCTATAACATAACAATTAGTGTGCAGCTCTTTATCGGGATCTATAAGAATGGACATGCCTTCAGGGAAGGTAACTCCCACTGGTGATGTCATTGAGTCGCCATGCACTTCCAACCAAAAACCTCTTTCACCGGCATATTTCACTGAGTCGTGCCAATTTTTCACATCATACATATCAAAATTGTCTCCACTCTGTGCAAATAGTCCTGCTTGTACCCAATTTAATTTGGGGTATGTATAACGATAAGTTGGTTGGGTGGTCTCTTTAACGTTTCCATCCCACTGTTCGATATTGAGCTCAGGATTTCCATCTCCTTTTTGTAGCCACTCAGGACTACAATTGAGAGCTGTAGCGATTTTAAATAAAGTATTGCTGTTGAAGTTTTTAGTTAACCCAAGTTCAGCTTTGCTGATAGCGACTCGCGTTACGCCTGCTTTTTTAGCTAAACCTTCCTGCGTTAAGTTCATTAGGTTTCGCCTGCCAATTAATCGTTCTGAAAGCGTATTCATATTTCACCTCCGGTAGGAAACTAAAGTAACACTTGCATTTGATACTTTGGATTCTATGTGTTAATTTTTATTGATACAATAGTTTCCTTTGGAGGGGTTGGAAATGACTCTTTATGAGATTCTGAAACAGCAATTCAAAACGAATGCTGCCATTGGTCGGCGCTTCCCTAGAAGGGGAACTCCACGCACAAGTCAATGCGTAGGTAAATGGAAAATTCGCGGTGTCCCTGAGGATGTTGCAATCCTTTGTCATTTGGATGAGGAAATTATCTATTTCCATCCCCCTCTTAGAGCTGGCGAATGAACATGCTTAACCACCGCACAGTGATGCCATCAGCTTTTAGCCCGGCAGACAGTGAGTGGATATAGGGGCAAATGGTCAAGCTGTCGCCGGGGATGCGGCAAAATGCAGGAGTTTTGTAATGAATAATGCAATCAAGATATTCGACTTCAAATCAGAGGCTGGTGAGTTGCTGGCGTCGGTGCGTACCGTGGTGATCGGTATGCAACCTTGGTTCTTCGCTGTGGATGTTTGCGAAGCGCTGGGGCTGACTAACACCGCAATGGCGTTGCAATCAGTTGATGACGAGGATAAATGTGAACATAAGGATTACTTAGGTTCGGGACGCAAGCCTACTCTCGTCAATGAATCTGGGCTTTACTCGCTGATTCTTAAAAGCCGCAAAAAGCAGGCAAAACGATTTAAGCGCTGGATCACTGCTGACGTATTGCCGTCTATTCGTGCTACCGGCTCATACGGTTTAGGTCTGCACTCAGACATTCCTGACTTTAACGATCCCGTAGCCATTGCCCGCGCCTGGGCTGATGCGAAAGAGGCTGAACGCCGCGCCATTGGCTATGTAGAGCGTCAGGCTAAGTATATCTCGCATCTTGAAAACCTGTTTCAGCCTGGCATGACACCTTTCCAGTTCTGCAAGCAACTTAACGGCGTCAATATCCGGCAGGTTAACGCATTTCTGGAAGAACATAATTGGCTGTTTGATGACCGCCCGGATGACAAAAGTCCTCGCTGGCGCGTTGGTAATTATGCCCGTGACTTGTACCTAACCGAACGTACCGGACAGGTTGAGCAGGAAGACGGAAGCTACCGTGACACTTACAAGCCCATCCTGTTACGTAAAGGTGCTATTTGGCTATATCGCCATTACCTCAAGGGCAATCTACCCATGAAAAAAAGCTGGGACGGTAATTATTCCCACGATACCGATTTGGCAGGTGCTGCATGAACAACAAACACGCTTACCCATCAGGTTTCGTATTTAACCACTGCTTCGATAATCCGTTACAGCGATTAATCATGATGCGCATTCTTTCTAACGGTAGCTGTGACGGAGAAGGGGAGCGAATTTTTGATAATGACGCACTTAGTCAGTTCTGTTGCTGTTCTAAACAGGCGATGTTCAAAGAAATAAAAAACCTTGAACGAGCTGGATATCTGAAGGTTCGCAAGATCGGAACGCTCACCACTGACCTTAAGGTCAGACTTGAATCTGCCCGTGGTTACACCATCACACCCGTTGTGGGAGGCTAAATATGAGCAGGCTTCTTATCAACGAAAATCCTTTGCAGGTTCTGCCTACTCTGGCGTGTGCCGTGGGCCTCAACGAGGCTGTGGTGCTCCAGCAGATTCATTACTGGATGACCTCTTCACAGCATAATTATGATGGACGACGCTGGGTGTACAACAGCGTACCTAACTGGCAGAAACAATTCCCGTTCTGGAGTGAGTCCACCGTCAAGCGGGCATTGATCAGTTTGGAGAAACAAGGCCTTGTCGTTAGTGCAAATTATAACCGTGACCCACGAGATCAGAGCAAATGGTACAGCATTAATTACAGTGCTTTGGATAAGGTCGAACAGCAGCAAAATTGGGTGAACGATGCATCAGGTCAAATTGACCCGATGGAACAGACCAACATGACCCGATGCAATGAGTCAGATTGCACCGATGCACAAGGTCAGGTTGAACCGGTGCGTCAGGTCAATATGACCCGACCATTACCAGAGACTACTACAGAGAATACACAAGAGATTACTACAGAGATTAAAAACACACTTGGTACATCTAACGATGAACCGCCTGCTAAGAAAAATAAAAACGCTTATCCAGAAGAATTCGAAAAGGCGTGGAAAGCCTACCCAGCCAGAGAAGGGAGCAATCCGAAAAATTCAGCCTACAGCGCATGGAATGCCCGGATTCGTGAAGGCGTTACCCCTGCGGCAATGCTTGCTGGTGTGATTCGCTATGCCACGTTCTGTCAGGCTAAGGGGCAGGCAGGTACCACGTACGTGATGCAGGGGCAGCGCTTCTTTGGCAAATCCCGTGAATTTGAAAACACATGGAATATGGCGGGGCAGCCACGACCCCCTGGGCGAATCGATACACACAGCGGTTTTGATAATCGTGATTACGGCGATTCACAGATTAATTTCTAGGAGAGAACATGAGCAAGTTTTACTTCCCGGGCCAGTACCAGGCCAAATTTAACGAGTTGTCTGCCCGTTTGCAGGGGTTAAATTCAGCGCTTGAGCTGTCCAATGGTGTTATCTCCGTTGACAACCGTTGGTATAGCCACCGTGAGCAAAAAACGATGACATGTGGATCACACGGCGAGTTTAATCAGACCGTTCTTTCTCATGAAATGCGCGGACGTGTCCACACGTTAGAGTCACGCTGCCCGCACTGTGTCACCTCTGAAATTGAGTCCATCAAAACGGAACAAAAGCAGATGACGATTGATCGGCTGATGGATGAGGCGGGGATCGCCCCTCGTTTTCAGCACTGCGAGTTCAGCAACTACGAGGCGATTAATAATGCGGCTAAAACGAATCTGCTGGCCTGCAAAAGCTATGTGAAATCCTTCCCTGAGCTGTCCCAGAAAGGAACCGGCCTGATCCTGATTGGCAGATGCGGCACCGGTAAAAATCACCTTGCTGTCGCATTGGCAAAAGAGGTGATCCGCCAGCACCAGCAGTCAGTCATCCTCACTGATGTTATGCGCATTATTCGTGCCGTGAAAAGTTCATGGAGTAAAAACGCTGAACATACAGAGAGTGACGTTATCGACCACTACACTTCACCGGGGTTGCTTATTATCGATGAAGTGGGTGTGCAGTACGGCTCAGAGACTGAAAAAATCATCCTTTTCCAGGTTATCAATGACCGCTACGAAAACATGTTACCGACCATTCTGATTAGCAATCTGACAATGGCTCAACTATCGGGGTCAATCGGCGAACGGCCGATTGACCGAATGAGTGAGGGTGGAGGGTCTGTACTGACTTTCAACTGGGAAAGCTATCGCCAGCAGGGAGTTAAAGCATGACTCATGAAGACGCTGAACAGGCAGTAATTGGTGGATTGCTGTTGCGCCAACTCGACGCAACGGTTTTCGAGGTGTTTGGTTTGTTGCCAGCGGAAGCTTTTTCTATCAGACAGTACCGGGAAATCTATTTAGAAATTAAGCGTCAGTCGCTTAATGGCAAAAATACTGATCCCTTTCTGATTGCTGATGCTTTGGGGGAGGGTTACGAAGCACTGACAGTAGCGGCCACCGGTTTGGTATGGGCATCCCCTGGACTAAAAAACTACGCGGAAATGGTTAAGCGTAACTACTTCCTGCGTGGTGCAGAGGCCATGATGACGGGCGCTTTGGATAGATTTGGTTCTGCCCGTAACGCTGATGAGAAAATGGAAGCCATTAAGCAACTGCAAAACGACATCCAACATCTTAGCTTCAACAATGACAGTCGTGCACCTGTTCACATTGACGAATTGCTGGCGGGCATGACGGAGAAGCTCGAGTCCCGAATGGAGGGCAGAGAGGAAAGCAGAACCATTCTCACTGGCATTGAAGAGCTGGATCAGCTTACAGGTGGTTTTGATTTAACCGACCTCATCCTGTTGGCCGCCAGACCTTCAATGGGAAAAACAGAGTTCGCATTAAACCTCATCGATAAAATTACAGAGCAAGGCAGCGGTGCTTTATTTTTCAGTATGGAGATGTCAGGTGCGCAGATTGCTGAGCGTCAGGTCGCTGGCGCGGGTGGGTTCTCAACCTCAAAGTTGAAATCTCCCCGGGCGTTACATGATGAGGACTGGGCACGGATCGGAATGGGCATTCAAAGTATGACCGGTCGCCCGATTTGGATTGATGATGCCAGTACCTTAGACGTTAACCAAATTGCTGAGGCAGCAGAGCGACATGCATTAGAGCATCCAGAACTGGCGATCATCTTTGTTGATTACTTAGGGCTTATCGAACTATCCAGCAGCCAGAGGCACGATATTGCCGTGGGTGAAGTTTCTCGGGGGCTTAAGGCGCTGGCAAAACGGATCAGACGCCCCGTGGTCGCTTTGAGCCAGCTATCCCGTGGTGTCGAACAGCGCACTAATAAGCGGCCAGTGAATGCCGACCTTAAGGATTCAGGGAGTATTGAGGCAGATGCTGACCTGATCATGATGTTGTACCGGGATGAGGTATATGACGAGAACAGCCCGGCCAGAGGGCTTGCTGAAATTAACGTAACCAAAAACCGTAACGGACCGCTGGGTACGGTTTATCGCCAATTCAAATATGGACATTTCCTGCCAATCGATCAGGCTGAGGCGGCGAACCGTTGCCGCCAGCAGGCAGAAGTACCATTACGCCGGTATTCAAAGCGCCAATAATTTAGGGGATCCGATGAAACTCGAAAACGCACTTAAACAGTTTAACCCTAAAAGCCAGATGATTACTAACGTGCCACCGGCTACGGCTTCGGATTCGCTAAGCGGCCCTGACCTTGCAGCCTGTATGGGAATGGCAGAATCTCAGGCTGCTTTCGGCATGGGGGCTTTCCTTGGCAAAAACGGTATCAGCAAAGAAGACGGCCAGCGCACCATTGAACGGCTTGCTGTCTATGCGATGCAGAACGCCGGTAAGCACATCGGTAAAGCAGCAGGTCGCCGGATGTCACATTGCATGGTTATCCTGGCGAAAATGGCTTATGCGGAATACTGCCAGTCAGCGGGTAGCACCAGTACTTGCACAGATTGTTCCGGTACCGGATTCATAACGGTAGAGCGTGAGGTCGTCAAATATGCTGGTCACATTGGCGCTGATGGCGAGGTAAAAATCCCAGAAGTGACTGAAACCCAAACTGTGGAGGCGCTGTGTCAGACCTGCAGTGGAAAAGGTGAGATTTCTCACCGTTGCCGTTGCAATGGAACGGGTCGCGTGCGTGATCTCGTCAAGTCTAAACACCTCGGTGTGCCGGTAGATAAAACCTGTGAACGTTGCATGGGGAGGGGGTTCAAAAGAATGCCCGGTACAACCGCTTATAAAGCGATTGTACCGCTGCTGCCAGAGTTGCACGAGAGAACATGGAATCGTAACTGGAAGCCGCTCTATGAACTGCTGGTGGTGAAATGCGAGAAGGAAGAGAACCACGCTGATGCGGTATTCCAGATAATTACTCGTAGATAGGATGATCGGGGATCTTATCGACTATTTTA